TGCTATTAAGTTTGAGGGAGAATACACCTCGACACGGCATGCGTGTGAATCCAATAAAGCTAACCTGTGCGATGCTAACCTGTGCGGTGCTAACCTGTGCGGTGCTAACCTGTGCGGTGCTGACCTGCGCGGTGCTAACCTGTACGGTGCTGACCTGCGCGGTGCTAACCTGTGCGATGCTAAACTGTACGGTGCTAACCTGTGCGATGCTAAACTGTACGGTGCTAACCTGCGCGGTGCTAACCTGTGCGATGCTAAACTGTACGGTGCTAACCTGTGCGATGCTAAACTGTACGGTGCTGACCTGTGCGGTGCTGACCTGCGCGATGCTAACCTGTACGGTGATGACCTGCGCGATGCTAACCTGTACGGTGATGATGGTTTAATTGAAAAACTTATTGTCTCCCCTGTTTTTATCACTGGCTTACGTTGGGAAATTGTCATCACGGCTCAGAATATGAAAATAGGCTGTGAATTACATACCCATAAAGAGTGGGCTGAGTTCAAGCGTCAACGTATCAGCGCTATGGATACCAAAGCTTATGATTGGTGGAAGGAACATAAGGATATGCTGCTAGGGCTTTGCAAGCTAAATGCGGAAGCTGCCGAGAAAGAGCGTCCGGCGTTTGAGAAGTATTGTGAAGAGCAAGAAGCATTGAAAGCAAAGGAGTCAGCAGCATGACCCGCACACAAACACGCTACACCAACGGACGCTATAAGCCTCGTAACTGGTGGCTACGCAAGGATGCACGTAACTGGATGACGGTGGTGTTGATTGTTTTATCGCTCCTGATGGGAGGGATTCCGCATGTTTAAAGCTACCTTCCGTGACCTGCTAGGCAACAAGCCGACCCGATGCATTGTGGCCAAGCATATCAACCAAGCTAATATCATTGCCGGTAAGCTGGCGAAGAAACATGGGTGGACCGTTGTAGATGTAGGGAGCGTATGACCCGCCAATCACTTTGGAAAGCAGCTCGCAAGATCAAAGGCCTCTGCACCAACTGCGGCAAGCGTAAGCTAAAGAGCGCGGCGTTGTGCAAGGTGTGTCTTAAAGCTAACGCTGACAGAATAAAAATCCACAGGGCTAAAAAATAATCCTTGCACCCCGCTATGATTAGTGTATGGTGACGGTAACAACAAGGAGGCACAGAATGTCAATATTCCCAGATAACTACAGATTCTACGAGATACAGGCCGCCCCTATGGTCGGCAAGCACATCGTTTTATGTGGAAGTGAGGAGGAGGCAATCGCGCAATACCGCAAGACTTACCCGAAATCTGGATACGTGTTCGCTAGTGCAGTTGAACAGAAAGAGGAGGAATAAATGACCCAGCACTTTCGTCTAGTCCGCGAGCAAGGCTTTCCTACTGGCCTGAACCTCTGGCGCGCTGAAGTTGAAACCGATACTGGCTGGGAGCCTGTATATGGCACTTCTAGCTTTAGTGAACAGGAAACCGAGGAACTGTTGAAGGAGAAAGCTAATGTGTCGTAGTCAGGAAGAAATCATGCAAGACGACATTGAAGGTCTTGAAAAGCTAATCACTGATATTGATGCTTTTACTGGCAAGATATTTGATTGGGTTGGCTTTCTTAACCGGGTGGATGTGCTGCATCGAATGTACGACTTCAAGAATGATGCAGAGGATAAACTGAAAGAGTTGAAGGAGAAAAGCAATGCGTCTAACTAATGAAATACGTCCTTAACGCTTTATTGGGAGTGAAGTCATGACGCAGATTAACACAGAAGAACAGCTAGGCGGTGCGCATCAGGACATCATCGACCAGAACTTCGCAGCGCGGCTAACGCGGGAGGAGATACGGGTTATCTTTGAGGGCGAGCGCAGGGCGCATCCTAACCTAGAGCGGTTGGTATGGCAGGACGCTATTAGGCAGGCAAAGCTGCAGTTGGTGACGGAGGGTGAAAGTGAATAGGGCCACCTACCACAACCTAATCCTAGCAGCCGAACTGTGGAACTTAAGCTTCACCGTTGCCGTATGTCATGGCCTGCTATTCCGTAAAGTTATGCGGGATATGTTTGGCGGGGATGTGGCTAGGTTGCTGACTGAACCTTGCAGAATATTGGAGTTTAAACGATGAACCGCGATTTTGAAGACATCCAGCGTGGGATTGAAGCACTACTAGCCAACGTCGAGCCCGAGCATCTTGCGCACGCAATTACGCAGTACGTTCTAAGCGTGCCGATGGATAAGCTGCACCGGGCAAGCGAGCCAGCAAAGCGCATCCGTGAGGACAAATCCGACGGATGGCGTGGTCGTGTAGCGCGGGTGCTAGATATTGAGGATAAGGCTAGGGGAGGGGAATTAGGATGAAAATGATTTTATCTATATTGTATCCGATATCAGTAATGCTGGCTTTGTATCTGGCTATCAAAAATGATAGCGTTGTTTTAGCAATACTTACTAGCGCTTTTATTATTTCTAACACTATAGCCGATAAAGATTCAGTATGACCCCCATTGAAAAACTAGAGAACGACTTGCGAATCGTCCACGAGCAGCGCTTCTCGCTGGAAAATATGAGCATGGCCAAGGATGCCTATAGCGCAGTGCAGCGGTATTTCAAGAAGGTTTACGACGTTGAGCTAGGCCAACCGCCGTTGAATGTGGTGAATACAGTAGAGCAAGACGGATTTGTTAGCATGAAAAGCATTAATTTAACCAACCAAAGGAGTAAGTAAAATGACTAAATGTAATATCGACAACCTGACCCTTGGCGAAATCAAGGAAATCTCACGACTTGCCGCTGGCGTTTCTAGTGGCTCAGTATCGAGCACGCCACATCCGTTCATTGGCAAGTATTGCATCGTGCGTGCATACTCGGCTGGCGTCCATGCTGGTGAGGTTGTGAGCGTTGATGGCGAAAACGTCATCCTTAAAGACAGCCGACGCCTTTGGTCGTGGAACGCAAACGACGGCATCGCCTTGTCTGGTGTTGCTCAGACTGGCATCAAAAGCGATAGCAAAGTCGATGTGGTGAATCCAATCCATTACATCACAGGTGTTTGCGAGTTGATTCCAGCAAGCGATAAAGCACGGGAGAGCATCCATGGCAAAAAATAAAGTGTTCGTAACTGGCTATGGCTATGGCTCTGGCTATGGCTCTGGCTCTGGCTATAGCTCTGGCTATGGCGATGGCGATGGCTCTGGCTCTGGCTATGGCTATGGCTATGGCGATGGCTCTGGCTATGGCTCTGGCTCTGGCTATGGCTATGGCTCTGGCGATGGCTCTGGCTATGGCTCTGGCTCTGGCTATAGCTCTGGCTATGGCTATGGCTCTGGCTCTGGCTATAGCTCTGGCTATGGCTATGGCTCTGGCTCTGGCTATGGCTCTGGCTCTGGCTATAGCTCTGGCTATGGCGATGGCTAATAGTGTGGTGCATGGTGTATCGCATGAGGAGACGGTTGGTTTTGTTAGTATGAACCCCACCAACTGAGATAAAGAGAGAAGGGATATATGGACTTAGACGATAAACAAGCAATCGAAGGCATGGCCGAGGTAATGGCAAAAAGCATCGTTAAGCTGTTAGAGCCGTGCGTCAAGCAACGCTGCAAGCAATTCCTTACGCTATTGCGTGAAGAAGATGCGCTGGTGCGTCCGTCGGATAGAGGTTTCGGTCGACATGAAAACAATGAAGGTGACACGGTAATTATATGACATTCTGGTGGCTAATTCCTTTGGCGGCGAACGTACTGACTTTTGCATGGGCGACGCAAGATAAGTATTGCGGTGGCTATATGAACTTTGGCGGTCTATTCACTATCCCGTTTGCGCTGTTCCTAAGCACGCTGCAATGGTTGATTTATTCGTGGTGCGTGTGATGACCCGCGAATTACACCTATCCGCCATCCGCGCCCGGTACAATCACGAGTGGTGCCTGACGGATGCTGAGCGGGAGAGACATATTGCTGTGGAAACGGCAAGGATTATGGGGCGTGAACTGCCACAAACGAAAGTAACCGAACCAGAATTACAACCAAACTTAACCAACCAAAGGAGTATTTAATATGACTGCCACTGTTGAAATGCCAAAGTATGTTTCCCATAAGAAAGTCTGGGCACTGAAGATTAAAGACATTCAGGTGCTCGATGATGCCGCGCGGTTTGTCCTCACTCCTGAAGAATCTGGCTACGCGCCCTTTGAAGTTTCTCCCGAGTATATGGAGAAGCACAAGCCGACCGTAGGTGGCTATTTTGTCCAATACGCCGATGGGTACAAATCATTTTCACCCGCGCAGCCTTTTGAAGAAGGTTACACGCTTGTAGCTTAAGCAATCAGGGATGCGCCATGTCGTAAGAATGGCTCACGGTAAGCAGGTAAGGAATCCGCCTGCCATCCCCCACCACAACATCCGATGCGCAGTGTGTCGGGAAAGAGAGGGGAAGGTGAGTACAAGAGCGAGCATTCAGTTAATTGATGGATCCGATACGCTCTATTTCTACCAGCACAGCGATGGTTATCCAGAGGGGCTGGGGGAATGGCTGCGGCGTTGCCTTCAACTGCCATGCGTCCAAGGTTGCAAAGGCGACATCGAATATCTTGCTGGCATGTTGCTGATGGAAGTAAACCGCGACTACATCGAACGCAACCAGCGCCAGCCTGATATGGTGCCAGCGTTAGATGTGCATGGCGATGAATCTTACACGTATGTCATCGACGCAAATACATTGGAACTGCTTACACTCAAAGGTGCCAAGCGCGTTAAGGGGGAGGACGTATGACAATGGATAAGCAACAGGCCGCGCGTGAGGCGTTTGAAGCAAATTACCTGAGAACACACAACGAAAGCTCACCTTACGCTAGTGATGCAGAGTTGCTCCAATGGCGGAGTGGTTTTTTGCGGCGCGACGCAAGCGGTCGATACGAAGGAAACGCCATGCAAAGTTTTTATGAAAACTGGTGCGATGCATGGCAAGCCGCCCGCTCTACCCTCATGCCCGCGCTGGTTGAGGCTAGGGATGCTATTATTGAGGCTCGTCGGAATATAGACGCGGTAGACAATGCGTTAGCTGACGCTTTTATGTGGGATGCCCTCGCCCGCCTCAATACCATCATAGGAGAGAAGTGATGAGTGAAAAATATGACGACGACGGCCACGTAGACGAGCAAATGGAACAAGCGCGGGACAGGGGGCTTTTTAAGAATCTAAAAATAAAAGAACCCTCAGCCCATCATGTTTATCCAATAAATGATTTTAAAGAGCACTTCACTGATGGTCGCCTGTGCTGGTGCGGTCCTAAATCAGAACGTGGCTTGGTTGTTCATAATAGCATGGATGGCCGCGAGAAATACGAAACAGGCGAAAGGAAGCCATCATGACTAACGAACACCAAGATGGGGAGCGGGAGGCGTTTGAGAGGATAGCTGATGAATGGCTTGGTTATAAATCCATTTCTGACGACCATCAGTACCACATGCCCGGTAGCGTACTGCGTGAGTTTGGAGGCCGCATGTATCGAGCAGCCCTCTCACATCAGGCGCAACGTCAGGCGGTGGGGGAAGCATTCACCAAAGCCTTCGAGAGCGTCAAGGAATCCATCCGGTATTACCGTGGCAAACCTAACAGCGACGAGGCTTATATCGGTCGCCTTATAGGGCTGGAAGACGCATTAGCTGAGTTCCGTCCCATCATGAAAATGATTGAGCAAGGGGCAGTCTTCTGTCCACCGGCAGCGGTTGGCGAGTCACAGAGTGAGGGTGTATGAACAAGCCCCTGATCTTCGTCGCCGTCACCAGCGTTACCATCGCGCTGATAACAACCGATGCACGAGCCATACTGGATAGGCTGGTGACGTTTAAACATGGGAGGGGAAGATGAGATTAAGAGAGAAGGTTTTACTGGTAGTTGCTCCGGTCTATGTCTCATACATGGTTATTCACTTTGCTGGTTGGGAAGTGCTTGCAACCGCCATTATCTGCCTAGCCCTGAGCTTCTGCATTGCTTGGGGAGTAGGGCTTTTTATACGAGGCCGGAATGAGTGACCTACAGCAAGCCATAGCCATACTTGAGCGTGTCCGTGACAGGTTGCTAGATGGAAGTGAAAACCGCATTAAAGACGAAGAAATAACGAAATTTCTGGAAAGAATGAAAAATGAGCCGAGAGAAGACCGCACTACGCTGCCTTGATTGCGAGTTTGCGAAGATAGAGAAAACGCCTGATTCTCAGGAGGGGCTTATGCTGCTCGTCAAGAAATATCTTTTTTGCCCCGATTGCAAATCTAATAGAATCACGCAGGTAGCTGGTATAGACTCAAATGGCAATTACCATCTTTATATGTAAGGGGTTATGCTCGAACTAGCTGTAAAGAATACGGACCAAGACATTAGCCAATACCGTGAAGACCAAAAAGCTGCCGCATGTTACTGTGCGCGCTGTGGTCTACGCAAAATGATGACGATTGATGAGCTTATGGCCTATACCGAAGCTTGTAAGAAATGTCGTAAATGATTGCTTTCTGTGCAACCTTGGCCAGCCCCTTAAAACGGGCTGGTTTTTTTATGCATTAGGCTTCCAATCACACAATTTCGCGCCAGTGCGGTTATTTTGAAGTATCTGCCGTGCCGTGCTATCGGTGAATTGGTCCGACTTGCTGACATAGACCGGGACGAAGGCAGCGCACTCGCTACCGGCTCCAATCGCGGAACAACTCGATACTAGCGGCACCATCAGGAAGGCGAGAAACAGCGTTTGCTTGTTTGGCTTTTTCATCGCTTACCTCGATTTTGTTAATAAGGGCGTTTCTTTCGCACCGCTGGCTTGCTAGGCGATACCCTTGCAGGCCCGCTCCCGCTATCGCTAAGGCTATCAGTATCGGTTTCCAGTTGCTCAGAATTAACGTTAGTATTGGCATTTCGTTGAGCCCATTGCTTGTTTGCGGCCAATCCGGTGAAAGCAGCAATATACGCATAATAGAGGTTTTCTGTGTTATTTACAAGCACGACCCACGTAGCGGGCCACCACGTCATAAAGAGCAGCAATGCCGAAACGCTATCC